GCTCGGGGCCGAGCATCCAGTCCTGGATGACCATCAGCGTATTCTTCTTGTTCTCGCTCGTGGACGGGAACGGCTTCTCGACGGGGATTCCGAGCATCATCATGGAGTGCATCCTATCAGGTAAACGTCACGCCGTTCGCGGACCCGTAGAGCGCGCCCGCCGCGCTCGCGAGCCATTGAATCGTCTCGCCTGGGTCGAGAAGCGCCCCGATGACCTCGGGGCAGAGGTAGCACTCGCCGGGAAGGATCGTCTTGTCCTTGATGCGTTGCGACGCGCCAGCGGGGCCGAGCCAGATCGAGAGCGTGACGTTCGCCGCGCCGACGTTCGTGAACGCCATGTAGTCGATGCGCGTGCGCGCAGAGGTCGACGTGTAGATGGTCCCTTTGACGTTCGGCACGAAGCCCGGGTCGATGATCTGAATCGGCGTGACGGCCATGGGTTAGCCCTCCTGCGTGACGGTGAGAATGACGGACGGAATAGCAGGGACGGGGGCCAGTGCGGGGAAGTGTTCGAGGCGCACGTTCACGTCGTCCGCCGACCACATGAGCTCGAAGTATCCCTCCGGCTTCATGTCGAGGACGAAGTTCCACGCCGCGACGAGCTCGGAGTTGTTGCCCTGCAATCGAATCGAGGTCGCGCTATCGGGCAGATCCACGCCGTCGACGCGCGGCCAAATGAAGACGAGCGCCTGCCCGCCGCTGGTCTTGTCGAGCTGCGCGGAAAACTCGAAATTGTACACGCCCGCGTCGGCAACGTAGATGCGCGATGTGTTCACCTGGTCGCGCCAGATGCCGCGCTCGATGTCGCTCATCGTGAACGTGATCGGGTACGCCGTGTTGACGAGGACCGGGGCCTGGTCCGTCGTGTCGTGGAACGACGCCACGTTACGCCGCACGGGCACCTTCGGCGGGAGCGTCGCGCCCACCATCGCGAGGCCCTCAACGGCCACCAGGGCGCGTTGAGCAGCTTGGGCGACCGAGAGGGCGGTCGACGCTTCGATCGCCCCGTCTTGGGCCAGTTGCGCGACAACGCCAGCCAGCTTGTTCACGCCCGCGAGCGCCGCCCCGGCGTCGTACGTCACCGCGTCGAGCCCCGTCGTTTGAATCTCGTCGACCGACGAGAAGAGGAGCTCGAATTGCCGGATCTGCTCGTGCTCCTGAAGGAAAGACGCGAGCTGGTCACGGGTGAGGCCAAGACGACGGATTGCCATCACCAGGCCAGGGGTTCGAGCTGCGCTTCGAGGCGAGCCACGGGAAGGTGCGCCCACGAGTCACCGCGGAAGCGTTGAATGCGGAAGCGCCGCATGAAGCCCTGACGCCGCCAAGCGATGCGGTGCTGACGCGCGCCGAAGGTGCCCACGCGCGCGGTGTGGTCGACCGACCACGAGAGGCCGTCGAGGCTGTAACTCGTCGAGATGAGCGGGTCGGTTCCGAACGGCACCGAGCCAGGGAGCGCGATGAGCTCGAGCTCGTGGAAGATGGCCCCGTTGCCCTCGTTGTAAGCGATCGGCGTCGTGAGCTCCCAGCGCACGCGCTCGCCCCAGTGCGTCGAGACCGTCTGCACGAAGTGCCCGAAGGCCGCGCTCTGCGTGTCGCCGACGTTCCAGCGGTCATAGGCCCAGACGAAGTTGCGGGCGCGGTACGTCGCGAAGCCTTGCAGCGCGCTCACGAGCACGAACCACACGGGAGCGCCGAGCGCCTTCGACGCGGCGGCGTCGTAGACGAGCGTGCGGTCGGGGAGGTGAACGTAGAGGAACTGATGCGCCCGGTCGTTGCGCGCCTCGAGCTTCACGCCCGAGAGCTGCGCGGTCGTGTACGTCGCGAGGATCTCGTCGACCTCTTGCGTCGAGACCTTGTTCGCCATCGCGTTCGCGCCGATGTAGATGCCGGGGGCCTCGTTGCGCCCACCGCCGAGGAAGGCGAGCGCCTCGACGAAGACGCAGCAGGCGAAGGTGCCGACGCATCCCTTCATGATCTGCGCGCCCTCGATGCGCTGAAACGGAAAGCCGACGCCGCCCACGTTGTCGAAGACCTCGATCGTATTCGCGTTGAGCACCGCGACCTCGTTGCGCAGCTTCACGACCGCGACGACGGGATCGGGGTCCGCTTCGCTGCTCGCGTACTTCAGCGGATTCACTTCGAACGGGTCGTTAAGCTCCGTCACGACGAGGAACTCGCCGTCCGTCGTGAAGAAGTACCCGTCAACCCAACAAAAATCAACAACGACCCCAAGGTCGGGGTCCGTCACCTGCGAGAGCGACGAGCCTTGCAAGTAATAAAAGCGGCCTCCGCTCGCGATGGCGAGGCGATCAAACGAGTAATCGAACGAGACGAGGCCGCCGGGGCCAACGTCGCCGAGCTCCTGCACGCTGCCCGCCGCGTCGATGCGCACGAGCTTCGTCCCCATCACGCGGTAGACGAGCCCGTTCCACTCGATGCCGCCGCGATCGACACCGGGGCCGGTGCCGTCGGCGACGATGCCATCGCCGGGACGCAGGTAGGCCTCTGAGATGCCCGTGGCCATCGGCACGGGCACCATGTTCACCGGGTACGCCGTCCGAAAGTCGGGCGTCGTCGTCGTGTAGATGCCGGAGAGGAGGGGGATCGCTGCCATGTTATTTCCACTTCACGGAGTCGCTCCACCACGCCGCGCTCATCTTGCCCTTCGCGATGTTCTTCGCATGGCGAGCCTTGAACGACGCGCGCCGCTTCGCGTCGGCCTCCGACTCGCCCTTCTTCGGCGGCGAGCCCGAGACGCCCTGTTGGCCGAATCGAATCAGCTTCTCCTTGCCGCCCTCGCAAGCCTTGACGACGTGCGACTTCTTCGCGTGCCCAGGCGTGCGCTTAGGCTCGTTGCACTTCATCTCGGACTTGCGAGCGGTCGGCATGGTCGGTCACTCGTTCGAGGGAGCGGGGGCGGGATCGGCTGCAACCGGAGCCGCCGGCGCGCCATCGGGGAGCACGGGCGGTGCCGTGATGACCGGCTCGGGCGGCGCTGGCGGCGCGTCGGGCACGATCTCGATGATCGTGAGGCCGAGCTGCTGGGCGGTGTACGTGTAGAGGTACTCGTCGTCAGTGCCCCACGCGGCGTACGCGTCGCCGGTCAGTGCCAGAGGACCGGATGCAACCGGCGCGAGGCGCGATTCGTCGGCATATAGCGTCCATGTGAAGTTTGCCGAGGAACCTGGGTTGATGCCCACGTTTGAGACGACGAGGATGCTCGCCTGCGTAGGGGGCAACGAAACGGAAACGGGTTGAATTTTTGCAAACATGTGGGATCCTTAGACGGCGTAAAACCAGGTGATGTTGATCACGGTCGTGGCCGATCCGTAGGTCGGCACGTAGATCGTGGTCCCGCTCTGAGCGCCATTCGCGCTCGTTCCGGCGCGGTTGCTCGGCACTGACGTAAAGACTGCTGCACTGACGCCAGCCGGGGCCGTGATGGTGGAGCTGCCGTAGGTTGAGCTGAACGCTACGCCGCCTGTCGTGTCGAGCGTTACGGTGCAAAAGACCATGTTGCCGATGCGGGTATAACGCGCGTTCGTGACCGTTGGGGCGGTGCCTCCCCACGTTGCCGCTGCCGACAGCGTTGGCGTCCACGACACGCCGCCTGCGGATGCCCCGCCGTCCACGTAGCAATCGAGCGCCTGCGCGTCCGCGTTGCCCGGCGTCGCGGGGAGCTTGAGGCCGCTTGGCACGGATAGCACGGGCGTCGTACCGCCAACGGTGCGCGCGGCTTCCGCCAACGCTGAGCCGTTCCAGTTGGAAAAGATCGTGTCGTACGTCGTGCCGTTCCACGCGTGCTGGATGCGGCCAGTGGCGACGGTGTTGGCGCTAACGTACTGGTCAATGCCGACGGCGGAACCTGTCCCGCTGCTCGTGTTGCGAAGGCGCAAGTATTCGGCATTTGACGTGCCGCCAGCGCGCTCGACGTGAAGCTGTGCACCCGGACTCGCCGTGCCGATGCCGACGCTGCCGTTCGTGTCGACACCGAACGCGTACGCGCCCGACACGGCAAAGCGCAGAAGCGCCCCGCTCGTAGCGCGGTACATGCCGGTCCCGCTGGAGCCCGAAAACGTGTATGCGGGTTCTGCTGGCGCCCCGTTTGCCGCGCGGAACGTGCCGCTGTTCGTGACGATCGCGCCGGACTGCGAGAGGAGTGAGTCGGTCAGAGTGGTCGAAGGCGTCGCGCCCGTCCAGCGGGGGATCGTGTCGGTGGTGCCGGAGCCGCCGACGGGAGCGGCCCCACCCGCAGGGCCTTGAAGTGCTCGGAGCGCCATTAGAAGCCCTCGCCGGGGATGATGTGGAGGGAGCCGCCCGCCGCGCTGCTGATGTGCGCGACGAACTCGTAATCGCGGTTCTTCGTCACGACGATCTTCATGCCAGGCATGATCGTGTAATCGCCGTTGAGCGTCGCCGTGACGGCGTTCGTGTTGCCGAAGGCAACGGATACGCGCGTAGCGCCGAGGTTCGTGAGCTCGACGGCGTTCGAGTTGTTCGGGAAGGCCGTCGTAGCGCTTGCGACGCCGGGCGAGAGGAGGAGCCCGTTTCCGAAAGCGGGCGCGAATGCTTGCAGGTAGTAGCTCATGGAGTGGCCCTGGATCAGATGAGATAGGTGGGAGCGGTGAACCGAATGGTCTCGCCTGCGGACATCGAGTACGTCGGGCTTCCATTCTTGAAGAAGACCGCCGAGAAGACGATTCCGAGCTTGTAGAGGTAGAAAATCCAGCCGTCGCCGACCATGTTCCCGAGCGCCGAGTTTTCCGTCGGAACGATTGCGGCGGGGAAGTTCGTGAAGCTGTCCGTCGCCGACGTGAAGGTGAACGACGAGGCCGCCGCAACCGAGATCGTGATGCTGGTCGTGACCTGATTGCCGACACGCTGGTAGCGCCCTGCGAAGGTCACGGTGCCGACGATGCCCGCGCCGTTGTAGACCGGCGTAAACGTCCCCTCGTCGTAAGCGTCGAGCACGTTCGGATCAGGGTTGCCCGGCGCTGCCGAGAGGCGCACGCCTTGACCAGTGCCGCCTGCGTCGAAGACGGTGTTGTTCGTTGCAAGCTCCACGTTCCCAGTGGGCGAGATGCGGAGGCGGTCTGCGGTCGTTCCGGCGCTGGTCGTCTGAAAGTAGAGCTCGGACGCACGAGCGGCTGCCCAGTTGCTTGTCGCGCGTGCGTAGACGTTTGCTGCAGCGAAGAAGTCTACTCCGTTGTGTCCCCAGAACGACAGCGCACCGATGCGATCGCCTGAAAGCAACGCCGCTGGGGCCGCGAATGTTCCTCGGGCCGTCGAGGCTTGAAAAACAGTCTCGCATGTCGCCGCAAAGGCTCCCGCGTAGTTGTACGCGCGGAAACCTGGGAAGCGTGCCGCGGTCGACGAGGAGTTGATCGCGTTGAAACCGTTTGACGAATCGGCCGCCGTGGCCTGCGCGGTGCCGTAGACCGTCAATCGGTCGCCGGTTGGGACTCCGCCGATACTAACCGCGGTGCCGTTGTCGCGCACGATCGAGTCGCCGAGCGTCGTCGGGGCCGTCCACTTCGGGAGGTAGTTCGGCGTGCCGGAGCCGACGCTCGATGGCTTCGTCGTCGTGTACCACGCCGTCGAGAGCACGTCGTAGCGCAGCGTCAGCGCGGCCCCTGCCTGAATGCCCGTCGGTGCGCCGTTGAGCGCCGTAGCGCCGTTGAGCGTGAAGGAGAGCGCCGTTACCTCCTGCGACGTGTAGAGCACGATCTCTTGCCCGTCGGCGGCGCTTGCCGCAGGCGGGAGCACGATCGTCCCCGTCGCCATCGTGCCCGTCGGGGTGAGCAGCACGAAGAGCGAGTTCGCCGTCGTCGGAAGCGGAAGCGTGAACCCCGCAAGCGTCGGCGACGCCGTGATGCGGGTGTACGTCGGGTCCATCCACGCGCTTTGGATGTACGCGAGGAGCGTCGACGCAGACGCCTTGCGCGCGTCTCCGCTGCCGGAGACGTAGACGGGGAACTGGTCGGAGCCCGTGATGGTGTTCGTCGAGGCGAGTTCGTTAATCGTCGGCATGGTTCACTCGAATTCGATGGGGCCGTCTTGGCCCGCGAGGAGAGGCGAAACGGGCTCGGGCAGGAATGGATCGCCCTGGTACGTCCAGGGCTTGTTGCCCGCGCCTGCGGGCATCGTGCCGGGGAGCTGCATCGGCGTCGGAGTCGCGGCGCGAACCATGATCGTGTTCAGCGCGAAGTGCGCCGTCGTCATCGTCGCGGGGAGAACCTGCTTGCCGTAGCTTGGAGCGATTCGGCACGCGAGATTCGTGATGATGGCCTCGTTCGCGCGGTCGGGCACGTTCGTCTGCGCGTCGAGGTCGCTCGCCTGCGGCGACCCTGGGAGCGGGTAGCCGAGACGAATCCCGCGCTCGTTCCAGTCGGCCATGAGCGCGTCGAGGCGACGCAGCGCGCTCGTGAGGTCTTGCGGCGTGAGGTTGAAAACGTAGTCGGCGAGGCCGATCTCCGTGAACGCCGCCTCGATGAACTGGCGCTTCGAGTAGCCCATCACCCGGCCTCGAGAGCCTTCGCGAGCTCGGCCATCAATCGCTTGTCGCTCCAGCGCCCATCGACCTTGAGGCCGATGTCGGCGGCGTGCGCCTCGAGCTCGGCGCGCGTCGGCGCTACGTCATCCGACGCAGGCTCAGGAGCGGCGACGGGCTCGGGAGCTTGCGTGGGCTTGCCGTCGCGAGACGTGACCCACCCTTGCGCGAGGCGCTTGTCGAACGTGCGTGCATCATGCACGCGCTCGGAGACGACGCGACCGGCGACCCTGCGGAAGACGAAGCACGGCGCACTCACTTCGCCGCCTTCTTCGCCTTGCGGGCGGTGTTCAGCGCGATGGCGACGGCCTGCTTCTGCGGCTTGCCCGCCTTCATCTCCGTCTTGATGTTCTTCGAGACGGACTTCTTCGAGTAACCCTTGACGAGTGGCATGACGCGCACGGTAGCACGCGCAAAGCAAAAAAGAAGGAGCGACCGAAGCCGCTCCCCCTTTCGCTCAATCGCCGGTTTTCACTGGTCAAAGAGCAGGATGCCGCACATCTCGGGATTGAGGACGGCGGTGCCGTAGAGCACGTCGACGCGGTATTGCGTGAGGCTCGACGCGATCGCGAATTGCTTCTGCATCACGACCTCGATGCCCTGATCGGTGGTCGCGCGCATGACGGCGACACCTGCGTTCTCCGGGATCGCGAGGCGACCTGGGAGGAGCTCGATCGCCGACTTGTGCCAGAAGCAGTTGTAGTCGGCGGTCGCGGTGTTGAGGAAGGTGATCGCCGCTGCCGCGAGGCCGACGCCCGCGCGATCGCAGTTCTGATACTGAAGTTCCGCCTGCGTCGGCGCGTTGTCGGCGCTGATGATCGGCGGCGTGATCACGACGGTGTTCGCCGCGCCGACCGAGACGACGCGGAAGGTCTTCGGCTGACCCGTCGGCTGCTTCGTGATGAGGTGGACCGCTTCGATGCCATCGATCGTGAACGCATCGCCAGCCGCGACGCCGACGTTCGACGAAAGCGTGATGGTCTGGAAGCGGTTGTCGACGTTGAGCGTGCCCGCGGTCGTCGTGCTGTACGCCTGCGGGACGTAGTTCACGTTGCCGCCCGCGTTGAGCGTGTTGACCGTGAGCGCGCCGCCCGCGTAGGCCGTCTTGCGCAGGGCGTAGTCCTGCTTGTAGGTCTCGAAGCTCGACACCATGCCGACGTAAGCGCGCTCGAACGCCTTGTCGGAGCGGTTCTGCGCACCGAAGGAGCGCGTGGTGCCGACGACGTTGCCCGCGAGGCCGTTGTAGCTGCGCGAGGAGAGCGAGAGGTAGCGGCTGTCGCCCATCACGCCCGTCTCATTCATGAGCGAATCGCAAAGCGCGATGTCGTCGAACGAGCCCGCGGGGGTCGCCGTCGTGACGACGAGCGAGCCGAGCGAGGTGGCGGCCTGCATCACCGAGAGGTTGATGTCGGAGGCGAGCTTCTGGTTCGCGCCAGCGGCGAGGCGACCCTCTTGCAGCGCGTCGCGGAGCTCGACGCTGTTGAGGCCCCACGCCACGGTCTTCGTGTTCGTGATCGACGCCGGAACGGAGAGCTGCTCCTTGTCGGTGAACGACACGGGCGAGCCGGGCGTGCTCGTGACCGAGGTCATGATGTACGGCTGCGGACGCCAAATGGTGCCGTAGTTCGGCGACACCGTGGACGGGAACGCCGTCGTGCGCGCAGCGTCCGTCTGGTTGTAGTTGTAAACGTTGACGTTGCGCGACATCACGAGCGCATCGTTGAAGCCCTCGAGGAGCTGCTCGAACGCGACTTTCTCTTCCTTGCTGAAATCGTTTGCCATTGTCTTTTCCCTTGAAAATTACTTCGCCTGCTTGGCCTTGAGCTGCTGCTTGTAGCGAAAGACCTGAGTGTAATCGCCCGTGCGGTCAGCGTCGGCGCGCAGGCGCTCGAGTTGCGAATCAACCGAGCCCGACGTGCGAGTGTTGCTCTTCACGATGGTCTCGGGGGCGGATGCGGGTTTGCGCGGCGTGACTTTCAGTTGCGTCTCCAGCTTCGCCACCGCGAAGGCGAACTTCACGGGGTCGGTGATGGCCTTGAGTTCCTTGAGCTTCGCGGGGTCTTTCCCGATGGCGTAGGTGACGAGAGCGGGGTTCTCCGAGCCGCTGACGATGATGCCCTGCTGGGTCACGTCGAGGGCGTCGGTGACGGCGTGTTCGGCTTCCTCGTAGTCGCGCACGCGGAGGGATGCTTTCGCCTTCGCGTACCCGTCGAGGCGGGCTTGCCACGCTTGCCGCTGCGTCTCTTCGGCCTGCTTCTGCTTCGTCGCGTGCTCGTCAGCTGCGCGCTTCCGCTCGAACCATGCCGCGAGTGCGGTCTCATACTTCTCCGCGTCGTAGTCGAGGTCTTCGAGCTTCGGCTTTGCTCCAAGCGTCGGCGGTGGTGGCTCGACCGGCGCTGCGGCTTTTAGCTTCCCCTCGTACTCGCGCACCTTGCGCTCTTGCTCGCGCAAGAGCTTCCGCAGCTTGTTGACGAGGCGAGGGTCTTTCTCCTCCTCGACGGGCTGCGGCGGCGGTGCGTCGCCTACGCTCACGATCACCTCGTCCTCGACGGCATCCTCGTCTTGCTCGGGGGCCTCGGCGGTCTGCTCGCCTGCGGGCTCCTCGACTTCGACTTCTGGGGCGGTCTCTTCGGCCTCGGTGGTCGTCTCCTGCTCTTCGGTTGTCATCACGTCGCGCTGCTACTCGGGCATCGGCTGCCCGGCTGCCGGTGTCGGCGGTCGCGCGGAAGTGGCTCGCGCGATCGCTTCTGCCGTCTTAATGGCTTGACTCTGCGCGGAAATGTTGACGTTTGCAAGCGTCTCGACGGTCTTCGCCTTCGTCTCCTCGCTCTTCGCGATGGCGAGCGCCGTGTCGGCCTGCGCCTTCGTCGCGCGGGCCTGCATCTCGGCGGCTGCACTCTGCAAGTAGAGCGTCTGCGGGTCGGGCTGCTGCTGCTGCGCCGCGGCGGACATCTGCTGCGCCTCTTCCTGCGTCGGTTCGAGCACGCCCATCGTCACGAGCTTCTTGCGGAAGAACGGGCGAACGTCGGTCATGCCCTCGCCCTCGATGTTCATCGCGAGCATGAGCTCAAGGACGCCCTTCACCTGCGGGTCGCTCGACGCAGCGAGCGCACCAGCGAGCGAACGCACCGTCGCATCGCGCTTGCTCTGCGTCGACGGGCCGACCTCGGCCTTCACGTCGAAGGACGCGCGCGATAGGTCGTTCTCCAGCTCCATCGTCCCTGCTTCGGCGATGACGGGGCGCTGGAGCTCGACGGACGACACGTCGCCCTCGGGGCCGACGCTCTTCATCTTGCGCCCTTCCTCGACGTAGAGCTCGCGCGCCATGCCGAGCCACACCTCGCCGCATCGCTTCATCGCCTTGGCGAAGTTCGAGGTGTAGACGAAATTCTGCGCATCGAGGCGCGTCTGGATTGCCTCGACGGTCTTTCCGCTGATGTTCGACACGAGCTTGTCGGCGGCCTGCGGGCTGCCAAGCGTGTCCTGCATGTCCTGCTCGGTCACTTGCAGCAGGGCCGCCATCGCGGGCGGAACCATCGCGGGCTTCGTGTAGCCGACCGGGCCCATCGGGTTCGTTGAACCGTCGGCCTGCGTGACCGGGTTCAGCAAGAGGAACGGGTAATTCTCGATGTTGTCGCGCTCCCAGAACATCTGGTGTCCCGCGACTTGCTCGGGCACGAAGATAGGCTTCTCGACCGACGAGAGCGCGCTGATCTCCGCGAGCTTCGAGCGCTGCATGTTCGCGATGCGCTGCGCGTCTTTCGCGAGGCGGACGTGACCGTTCGCGCGCTCGATGTTGTCGATGAAGCGCCGCTCGGCGAATGCGATGATGACCGGGATGTTCGGGCCTGCGACGTAGCCGTGATCTTCGAGCACCGAGCCGCCGCTCATGACGTACTTGTGCACGCGACGCTTCTTGCGTCGACGCTGCGGAAGCTCCATCGCGCCCGTGCTCGCGAGCATCTGTTCGAGCGTCTCGTCGGCGTCGAAGTCTTCGCGCGTGTAGACCTGCTCGCTTCCGTCGAGCAGCTGGAAGACGCGCTGCACCTCGGTCTTCTCCTCGACGCGGTAGTACTCGGCGACGTAGACGACGGCGGGCGAGCACCAGTCGAAGTACGTCTCCTGCACCTCCTTCGGCCAGCTCGTCGGATCGTCGCCGTACTCGTCGCGGTACGCCTGCACCGTCATCGACGAGATGACGAAGCAGTGGCGCGCGTCGCTCTTGTCTTGTCGCTTCGCTTGCAGGTCGAAGAACACGCTCGTGTCGGCGTCGAAGATCGGCTCGATGCGGATGCGCTGCTTGTCGTTCTCGGGGTCGAGCTCGTCTTCGAGCACCGCGCGCAAGCGCCACGCTCCGATGCCGCCCATGACGGCTTCCTCGAAGGCGTTGTCGTACGCCTCGTCGGCGACCGAATCGTCTTCGTCGGCGCGGTAGAGCCCATCGCACACGTCGGCGAGACGGTCTTCAGCGCCGTCCTTCGAAACGAAGTCGACCGTGATGCGGTTCGCGCGATACTCGGAGACGATGCGCTTCACCGCGATCGCGACCTTGTTCACCTCGAGGCGCGGCTTGTTCTCGAACTGCCGTTGCAGCGGGCCTTCCCACTGCGCGCCAGCGATCGCCGTGAAGCGTCGGTCTTCGAGGCACTGACGCCGCTCGTCTTGGAGCGCGCTCTGAATCTCGTCGAATTGCGCAAGCGCCTCTTGGTGGACGCGCGCGAGGCGCTCGGTCTTCGTCTCGGCCATGGCGCGGACGGTATCACTTCCGCCAAGCGTGCGCCACGGGGGCGATGCCCACCGCCGCCACGGGCTTCGCCGCAGCGGTGCGGCGTGCCGATTCGCAGGCGTAGCGCAGGGCGTCGATGACGTGGTTGTCGCGGTCCTCGAGCACCGGGAGCACCGCGCCCGTCAGCGGGTCGGCCTTGTACGAGTAGAGCGTGAGCTCGTCGATGAGGTGCACGCAGCGCGGGTGCACAACGATGTCGTGCGAGCGCAGCCACTCGACGCCTTCTTCGAGTGAGCGCGGCCCCTTCACCGCGCCCATGATCTTCGGGTAGCCGTTGCGGCGCATGTGCGAGATGGTCTCGGGCCTCGCCGAATCGGCGACGATGGGCCAGCGCTCGGAGCCTGGCACCGTCGCGAAGAGCGTCGGCGTGTCGGCAATCTCGCACCCGACCATGTACGCCTCGTGGTCGACGTAGAGCGTGCGCCCGACAATGTGACAGCGCACGAGCACCGTCGGGTCGACGGCGAAGCCCCAGTCCGCGCCGAAGCGAAGCACGGCGTCGGGCGCTGCCTCGAACTCCTCGACGCGCCAGTTCTTGAAGACGCGCCGCTCGGAGTTGCGCAGGTACTCGCCCTCCCAGACGTGACGATACTTGTCGGGGTCGCGCTTGCGGTCGTACTCGAGCTCAGCGCGTAGCACGGCGGGGAACCAGGGGTTGTCGGTGTAGTTTACACGCACGACCTTCGCGTCGGGCGGCACGCGGTCAGCGCGCAAGAGCGCGTCGATCGGGTCCGTCTCCGCGCGCGGATTCCATGTGAACCAGAGCTCGGAGCCGGGCTTGCGAATCGTCGGGCGAAGCAGGTCGAGCGAGCGTTGCGAGAGCGACTGCGCCTCCTCGACCCATGCGCAATCGTAGCCTTCGAGCGACTTGATCGAGTCGGCGGTGTGATTCTGCATCCCCTGAAAGATGATGCGCCCTTGCCCGTGTCTTGCCTTGATGACGGACTCCTGAATCTCGAAGTACGCCGACGCGCCGAGCGCTTCAATCTTCGCTTCGATGAGGCGCTTCACCGATTGGTTGAGGCTCTTCTGGACCTCGCGCACGCACACCGTCGAGCGGTTCGGGTCGATGATGTGCGCCTCGACGAGGGCCTCGGCGAAGGCGTGCGACTTGCCCGAGCCGCGACCGCCGTAAGCGCCCTTGTAGCGCGCGGGATCGAGGAGCGGCGCGAACCAGCGCGGCGTCTCAATCTTCAGCGTCGTCTTTGCGGCTGCCATCGACAATCACCCTTTCGATGCGCGCGAAGAGCGGCGAGCCGTCCGGGCCGGAGTGCTCGAGCTTCTGCGTCTCGCTCCAGCGGCCCTGCGTTTTCAGGAAGAAGATGGCCGAAGTCGTGTCGCCTGCGCGCGCCTTCTGAATGAGGCCCTGGGCGATGTGAGCGATCGCTTTCGACTTCCCTCTTTTGTAATGTTCGAGAATCTCCGGGTTTTTCTCCGCGAGAGCGTAAAACGTCGTGCGACCGATGCCGAAGTAGTCCGCGAGCTGCTCAATGGAAAGGAACGCCGCGAGCGTCTCGATCTCTCCGAGCTGCTTCTCCGTCAGCGTCTTCGCCGGGCGTCCTGCTTTGCCGTTGGCCATCACGTCACCTCGTCGAAGAGCTTACCATCCGATTCGCGCGTCGCCTGCTTGCCGGTGAATTCTTGCCAGCGCTTCACGATAACGTCGACGTAGCGCGGGTCGAGTTCCATCAGGCGGGCGATGCGGCCCGTCTTCTCGCAGGCGATGAGCGTCGTTCCGCTTCCGCCGAACGGCTCAAGCACCACGTCGCCGCGGCCGCTGCTGTTGCCGAGGCAATACTCGACAAGTTCAACGGGTTTCGGGGTGGGATGCCCTGGGTTCTCAGACCCCTTCGGCCTGTCAAAGTTGAGGGTGGACGACTGTTTGCGGTCCCCGGTCCACTTGTGCGCCGCGCCAGGCTTCCAGCCGTAAAAGATGGCCTCGTGCTGGTAGTGGTAATCGGAGCGACCAAACACAAACGCAGACTTGACCCATGCGAGCGTGTGACGCCACACGTCGAGGTCTTTTAGGACCGTGCCGAAGCAGTGGAATAGCGGCCCCGGCGGGGCCGCTACATACCAAGCAGCGCCATCCTTGCACGCTGTGAACGCAGCGCCGAGGGATGCGCGAAGGAAGTCGGTGAGCTCGTCGTCATTCAAAGCGTCGTTTTCAATCGTCAGCCCCTTTGCCTCGCGCTTTTTTGCATACTTTGGGTCGTGCGAGACGCCGCCAACGTACGCGACGCCATACGGCGGGTCCGTCCACACGCAATCCGCC